CTGATTAAAAAAGTTTATGATTATGAAAAAGCAAGTTATTCAAATTAGTGTAACAACAAATTATTCATTGTTTAATTATTTACCAATGAATAGAAACATTAATTCTGAACAAGTAGAAAAATTAGTTGAAAGTATAAGAGCAATTGGTATTACTAGACAAGTTATATGTGTAAGAACTAATGCAATTGATGGTGAATTAAAGACATATGTTATTGATGGTCAACATCTTGTACATGCTTGTCAAAGAGAAAATATACCTGTTGAATACAGATATATTGAAATTAAAGATGAAACTGATATAGTTAGAAAAATGGCTTATTATAATAATTCTGGTAAATCTTGGAATTTACTTGATTATATTAATGCATGGATGTATTCTAATCCTGATTATTTAATTCTTAAAAAGTATAAGAACTTATATAATTTAGAACCTTTGATGATTGCTTCAATCTGTTACAATGAAAATCAATTTAAGCAAAATTCCACTATGAGTAATATTATTAAAAATGGTGAATTTAAAATTATGAATGTAAATGCTGAAGAAATGTGTAAAAAATTCAGTGATTTGTTTATAAAAATTGGCAAAGCAGACAGATGGGTTAAGTTTAATTTCTTAAGTAATTTTATAAAAGCTTATGGAGAAAACTACAATCATGAAAATGTTTTAAAAAATATTGAATTAAACATCAATGTTGTCAAACTAATGACAGATACAACAGTAGCTAATCATTTTATTCAACAAAAAGTTTTTAATATTATATAATATTCAAAAGAAAACCAAACAAAATTTTCAAAAATAAAATAAAATGATTACAAAAGATGATGTACAAGATATAGCTATCAGCAAAACTGATGATCATAGACGTTGTAGTATTGTACTTGGAACAGGTGTTGGGAAGACTAAAGTTGGTTTGATTCACTTAGAAAGAAATACTACACCTCTTCAGAAAGTTTTGGTTGTAGCACCAAAGAAATCTATATTCATATCATGGATTGATGATGCAGGTAAATTTGATAAAGCTCATTTACTTGGAAGAATTGTGTTTACTACTTATCTAAGCATAAACAAACATGATCCTAATGATTATGATATTGTTTATTTGGATGAAGTACACAGTCTTTTGGATTCACATAGATTCTTCTTAGAGAACTACAAAGGAAAGATACTGGGTCTTACTGGTACTCCTCCTAAACACCATGGCTCTGAAAAGGGTAGAATGGTAAATGATTTCTGTCCTGTTGTATATAGCTTTGAAGCTGATGATGCAGTAGAGAATAATATCTTGAATGACTACAAGATATTTGTTCATATGCTTGAGTTGTCCGATAAGAAAGATTATTTAGTAAAGAATAAGAATAATAGTTTCCTGACCTCAGAGAAATTAAATTATCAGTACTGGTCTCAAAGAGTTGAGTCCGGAGCAGGTAATTTACATATGCTCAGAATCATGAGAATGCGCGCTCTTATGGAGTATCCTAGTAAAGAAAAATACACTAAGAAATTATTAGCAAGCATTACTCAGAAGAATAAAGTTATTGTCTTTGCAAATACACAGGAGCAAGCAGATTTATTATCTCCTTACTCTTACCATAGTGGTAATAAAGAAAGTGAAGATTGTTTAACTTGGTTTAAAGAAGGTAAGATTAACTGTCTTTCTACTGTTCATCAGTTGAGTGAAGGTGTTAATATTCCCGATCTTAAACAAGGTATTATTCTTCATGCTTATGGTAATGAGAGAAAGTCTGCCCAAAGAATTGGTAGATTATTGAGACTTAATCCAGATGAGACAGCAGTAGTACATATTTTATGTTATAAGAATACTATTGATGAACATTGGGTTAAGCAAGCTTTAGAAGGATTTGACCAAACTAAAGTAACTTACAAAACATTTAATGTAATATATTAATGTTGAATACTGAAAAAAATTCCATAAATTATAATATGGAAGATACTAAAACACACAAGATTGTTTTGCATAATGATGATCACCATGACTTCTTATATGTTATTGCATGCTTAATTAGATTTTGTAATCATGATGCCCATCAAGCAGAACAATGCGCTCTTATAGCAGATGGTAAAGGTTCAGTAGATATTGTATCTGGTAATTATATGGATATGTTAGAGATTAACACATCTTTAGAACAGATGGAGTTAAAATCTGAAATAAAAGAGTATGCTTAAAGTAGTTTGTATTAATGACAAGAATAAACCAGGTAAGATTCCTCTTACAGAATGGATTGTTCAAGGTAATGTATATACTGTAAAACAAATTGTTCAATTAGCACTTATGGGCAATGAATTAGGATTTGAATTGGAGGAAGTATATCTTTCTCCAGATTCTTTTCCGTATGAATATTATAGTGCTTCACGTTTTATACCTTTAGAAATTTATGAAAAACAAGAAATCACAGTCAGAGAAGAAGAATTGGATCTCTCAATTATTTAGTAAAAAAGAAACACCAATAGTTTTACCTGATTACCAAGACTATCTTACAGTTAAGATTATTGATGATGCAGATGATACTATCACAGGTACATTAGGTATTACACCTGAAAGAAAAAGTGAGTTGTATGCAATAACAAGAACAGCTTGTGCTAATGAGTCTATAACAAATATACTTGCTGAAGCAAGTAAAGGTGTAACACATCCTAATGAGCTTGCATTTGTATGTTTTTTAGTTGGTCATAGACTTGGTAAAGAAGAAAATGATCCTTTTAGAGGTATTATTGGTGCAATCATGAGAGGTACACAAAATGGGGAAGATTAAACAGATCTACATGGATTTGATAAACTCTGGTGTTACACCTGATGGTTTATCTCTTGGAGAAGCTCTTGATATTCTAAAACAAAAAGAAAATGAAGAAGGAGAACACTATGCCAGACTACAATCTGGTGAACAAGAAAATAGCAGAGAGGCTTGAGTATTTCAATAAGCTTGATGAAAAAGAAAAAAAGTCTAAACAAACTAAAAATACGGGAGTGAATAAGTAGCTCTAAGCCTTGCGGATTACAACAGGGTATAGCAGGTGGAATTCCTGCATTTTTAAAAAAATATGTATATGAAAGTAACAGTAATGTTTGTGATAATTGCAGTATTTACAACTGGTTTAATAAGCTTAGGGAAAAGTGAAAATAAAAAAATTAAGGTTGTAAAGAAAGTGATTAAAGATACTACAGTAGTAGTAGCAGTAGATAGTTCTAAATTAGATAGAGAACTATTAGTAAGTTATATTCTAGAAAAGAATATACAACATCCTGAGATTGCCTATGCTATTGTACGGCAAGAAAGTAACATGTGCAGTGGGTTATTTAAATCAAATAAGAACTTATTTGGTATGAGACATCCTGGTGTAAGACCTACTAAAAGCTTAGGAAGTAAGAAAGGTTTTGCACATTTTGAGTCTTGGCAACATAGTGTACTTGATTACAAATTATACTTAGAATTTGTGCAAGGTCATAAAATGACAAGAGAGCAGTATTTATCTCACTTAGATAGAAACTATGCACATCCAGGATACAGCACTTACATAAGTAAGTTTTTTGATGAATTTCACACAATTAAAAAGAATTAAGATGGAAGAACACTTTGTAAATTATAATCAAGCATTAGCTTTGAAGGAATTAGGTTTTAATGAACCTTGTTTTGCTTATTATGGACTTAATAATGTTGAAGATAAAATATTTTTTGATATTGACCCAGATGATGGTGAACTAACTTCATTAAATCAGAATCAATTTTATCATAATAATTTAAGTGAAATTGGTAGAATTTCAGCACCACTAAAATCACAAGTCTTCAAGTGGTTTAGAGATGAGCACAAATTGTGGGTTTCATTTGCTTATGATGAAGATGAATCTGAAGAACTATACTGGTATGTTGATAAAATTTTGAAATATGGTATAGGCCGTTTATTTTTTCATGATTTAATTGAATATAAAACCTATGAAGAAGCAGAATCATCTTGTATAGATAAACTTATTGAACTAATTAAAGAAAAGAAATCATGAAAAATATATTTATTATACCAACAGACCAACCAAGTAGGTTGCACTACTACCATTCTTTCACACCTCAATATGCACTCTCTAAAGAATCATTAAATTGGAGAACATCAAGTCATATCTATATCACATCTTTGGAGGATATTAAAGAAGATGATTTTGTTTACAGTACAAAACAAGATTACAACATTCAAAAAGTTTCTAAAGAGCTTGTACAAGTATATAGAGATTGTGGGCATTATAAAAAAATCATCCTAACAACAGACCCAACTCTAATTGCTGATGGTGTTCAAGCTATTGATGATGAGTTCTTGGAATGGTTTGTAAAGAATCCTACTTGTGAGTTTGTTGAAGTTAACTATGAACTTGGAAATTGTCTTAATTGTGAGTGGAATCATGATATGTGTCCAAATGCTGAAGAATGTTTAAAAAACAAGTACATGATAATCATACCACAAGAAGAACAAAAGCAACATCTTATTAATATGATGCATGATGATGAAGAATTAGGATTATATGAAGAACCTAAACAAGAATCATTAGAAAAAGCTGCTGAAAGATTGCAGAAAGACAAATATGGTATTTTTATTTCTAAAGATGCTGATGTAAAAGGTCAATTAGTAATTGATACAGCTAAAGCAGCATTTAAATCAGGAATGATTGAAGGTGCTAATTACCAAGCTGAAAGAATGTATAGTGAGGAAGAAGTAATAGAATTATTAACAGCAAGATGTAAACATTTTGGCACTACTATGACACCTTTTAGGGAATTACTTCTTAAACAAGATCTTGAATGGTTCAATCAATTTAAAAAGAAATAGTATGTGGAAAAAGATTAAAAGATTATTTTGTAAACATACATATGTACCAAGTGTAACTCCTGGGTATCACATATGTATAGATTGTTATAAACATAAAAAGTTAGTATGAAAACAATTAAAAGATCAATAATTCCCGTATCTGAGATACCGGTAGAGTTAAGAACTAATCCTTTGATACATGGTTATAAAAAGCATACTTACATTGAGTGCCATATTGATGGTAAAGAAAGCACTGATGCTTTGACAAAATGGTTATTGGAAACATATCCAACTATTAAAAGAAAAATTAGTTTTTTAATTCATATTGATATTTAATTATGAAAGAAAAAGATTTTTATCAAATAGATTATTGCAGGTATACAACAAATAGTTTACTTGACGCACTTATGAAACTTGACAAAGATTCAGAATTGTATTTTTTGATAATGCTTATTCTTAGAAAAAGAAAGTATAATGAAGAGTATTTTAGTAATGAATCTAAAATGCAACTTGAAAAAGAAAGAAGTATACAACTTGAAACTAACCGTATTTGTTTTGGTTATAAAAATCAAGAATACTATACTGAAAATGAAATGATTATTGGTTATGTTATACCTAAATATGAAGAACTTAGTCCTGAAGAAAAAGAAATCTATGACAAAGAAGGAGAATAGAAAATCAGATTATGTCTGTGTGAATTGTGGAGTAAAATATCTCACAGAAGAACAGAAAGATAAAGCAATGATTTGCACATTTTATCTTGGAACATGTGGATTATGTAATGAGCATGCTGCTATTACCCACATTAGAAATTATAATTATTTAAATAAAAAAGAAACACATGGTAAGTAATATATCTGAAATTGATGTAGTAGTGGTAGCTAACAGCATCAAAAAAAGTTTAACAACTGAGCAAGTAAATCAAGTTCTTGCTATGTATGCCGATGAAGAAGAGTCTGATCCTTCAGCTACTTGGAATCTTATTGTAGAGAATTGTATTTATCAAGTATTACAGCCATGAAAAAGTTGTTCTATAGGATAGTTGAGGAGTTCCGGTTATTAGTAATATTAATTGTATATGGGAAACAGTGATATAAAGGCTGATGTTGCTAAGGAAGTATTGTATTTAGCAAAAGATCTTCTTAGATTACATGTTACTTTATCAAAAGATGTACAAAATGATATATATCTTATATTATTTAAGCATCAAGTAAATATATTTTCTCCAAGGTATGATTTTCTCAATAAGAGAGAATGGTTATTTGTATACAAACTAGAACTTAATTTGTTAGAGTTTCTTGAAATAATTACTAAAGATGAAAACAATAGAATGTTTGAGATGCTACAAGCTGATGATGATAATATTTATATTGTTGTTTTAAGTTTAAAACAGTTTGGGAAATTAAGAGAAGACAAACTTGAATCACCTTGGTATGTAGATCATGTTAAAGATAACTATCTTAAAATTGCAACACCGGAGTTAATGATGTTTAAAATGAAAAACAAATTATGAAAGAGCAAGATTTAATTGATGCTGGGTTTACCAGAAGAGATGTTTCCAAAGAAGAAAGTGGTAATGATAAAGACTTTTACTACTATGTTCTTGATGTAGTAGATGGTATCACATTAGTTTCTGATTCAACTGAAGAAATTGATGATGATAATTGGACTGTAGATTGCTTTGAAGTAGATAAGATACTTATTAAAGATGTTGAAAGTTTAACTAATTTTCTTGAAACACTAAAAATATGTACACAGGCAAACTTGTAAAAAAAGAAGGTAAGCTTACTTATTCCAATCCAAAGGATAAGCTGGCATATGAACTGTTCCTACAGAAGATACCTGAAGGACAGGAAGTAGAAATGTATATTGATCTAGCTAATGCAGATCACAGTAGAGCACAAATTAATAAAGTGCATGCATGTATTAGAGAGTTAGCCAAAGAATCCGGCTATACTTTTGAAGAAATGAAAAAGATTGTCAAAAAAAGATCTGGTCTTTGCTACACAGACTCAGAAGGTGAGTTTTGCAAATCATTTGCAGAGTGTACCAAAGACCAGCTTATGCTAACTATTCAAGCTTGTATTGAAATAGGAGTAGAATTGAATGTTAACCTTCAGTAGGAGCTTCAAATCCTTCATCTCCTGGTTGTAATACTTCTTTCTCTTGAAATTGTTTCTGAACTACTGCTTGAGCTTCAATTTCAGCAACTAATAAAGTTACAGTTTGCATAGCTTTTTGATCATCATCAAGTTCAACATATGTTTTAACACCTATTTCTTTAAGATATTCTTCAGATTTTTTATCTTGAATCATTTTATTCAAAAGAATATAGGCTAAGTTTTTAACCATTATGTAATAACCTTTACTTACAGGTACTTGAACAATGGCATCATCTTTCATTTCTTTAACTTTAATCATGTTAGCTTAGTTTAAATTACAATTGTAAAATTATGAAAGAAAAACTAGAATTAGATAAAATTGTAGACAAATTATATGAAGATTTAATTCCTTCTGGATGGGCCAGAGTATTAAGAACTTTTATATATAGTTCTGATTTTAAAAATATAATCCAGTCACTTGCTAATGAAAGTTTATTAGATAGAAGATTTACACCTCCTTTAAGAGATGTATTCAGAGCATTTAAAGAAAGTCCTTATGATGATCTTAAAGTTGTAATAGTAGGTCAGGATCCATATCCAACAATTAATGTTGCTGATGGTATTGCTTTTAGTTGTAGTAAAACAATGAAGTTGCAACCAAGTTTAAAGTTTATGTTAGATGAGGTAAACAGAACTGTTTATAAAGGAGATTGTGTTAGCAATAATCCCGATTTAACCAGATGGTCTAATCAAGGTATACTTATGCTTAATACAGCTCTTACAACTGAAATAGGTAAAATTGGTAAGCATTATGATATATGGAAGCCATTGTTAAATTATCTTTTTGATTATCTATCAAATTATAATAATGGATTGGTGTATATTTACATGGGAAAACAAGCAAGTACTTGGGCAGATAGTGTTAATGACAATTGTTATAAATTATTCTGTCCTCATCCTGCATCTGCTGTTTATAATAAATCTAATAAATGGGATTCAAAAGATGTATTTTTTACAACACAAAAAGTAGTGCTTGAAAATTATAAATACTTAATTCTTTGGTGATGGTGGAGATATTTAATAGACTGATTAAAGAAGACTTAATGCCTAATACATATTACATGTTGCATTGTCTAAAAGAAAAAGTTATACCAAACAAATTTGTGAATAAAGACTTGGAAATCAGTAGACTAAAAGCTGGTGATTGGGTTAATGATGATTTGGTATTAACTGCAAAAAGTCTTATATTTACAGAAGAAATTAATAGTTTCTTTAAAAAAACTAAAAAGAAAACTGTTAGCGCACTTATGGGAGAAGATTACATAACAATGATGTTAAACTACTTAGAAATATTTCCTAATAGAAAACTTAACTCTGGCAAACCTGCTAGAGTAAATGTTAAAAATCTAGAAGGAGCATTCAAGTGGTTTTTTGAAACTTATGATTATAGCTGGGAAACAATTTTAAATGCAACTGAAAAATATGTGTCTGAATATGAGCTTAAAAGATTTGAATACATGAGAAATTCACAATATTTTATCCGCAAACAAAACTTGGATAAATCCTTTGAGTCAGATCTGGCTACATATTGTGAACTAGTAGTATCTGGTGCAGATGAAGTTCCTACTTATTTTAGGGACAACATAGTGTGATCAATTTTTAAAATCCACATATGTCAAATTTATTTAATGGTGCAAGACCTTTGCTACCTGTTAGTGAAAGGCAGTCCGTAGAAAAAGCACTCTATAAAATTAGAGCTAGGAGACAAGGTACATTAAAATCCCTAAAGAGTGCCTGGCCTAAATTTAATGATGCATTCTGTGATGGTCTTGAATGGAGAACAATAACCGTAGTTGGTGCCAGACCTGGAACTGGTAAAACTTTATTTATGGAGCAGTTGATTAGTGATATTATTGCTAACAACAGTGACCAATATTTTAGAGTTTTAAAGTTTCAGATGGAGATGGTAGATGAAACTAGCGGTGTAAGAAAACTAAGTCTGATTACAAGTGCTGATTACAACACATTAATGAGTAAAGATGGGAAACTTGTAGATAAGAGAATCTATGATGAATGTGTTAAGTATTACCAAAACATGCAAGCAATGGACAGGATTAATGTTGTCTATGATGCATGTACAGTAGATGAGATGTGTGCCACTATACACTATGAAATGGATAAGTACAAAAATGAAGATGGTACTTTTAATAACATGCTAGTTGCTATAGATCACTCAGCTTTATTTAAAGTTGGTAAGGGACAGAAAGACAAATTTGAAATGCTTGGAAGCTTAGGTGAGGCTCTCACAATGATGAAAAAGAAATATCCTATAGCATTTATTGTACTAAGTCAACTTAACAGAAACATAGATGATCCTAAAAGACAGGAAGAAGGTGTTTATGGAAATTATGTGTTAGATTCTGATATTTACGGGTCTGATGCTTTGCTACAACATGCTGATGTAGTTATGGGTATTAATAAGCCTTCTGTAAGAAAAATTAGGTTGTATGGTCCTGAGAAATTTATTATTCAGGATGAAGATATCTTAGTGTTTCATTTCCTTAAATCAAGGAATGGTACTACTAGAATAAGCTTCTTTAAACTTGATCGGACTACAATGAGGATTGTAGAAGTACCAACACCACCAACAGCAATTAAACCAAAAATTACAACAATATGAGCGTAACAACAGTAAGAAAAACAAGAGAGAAAGAATTCTATGTGAATCACATAGAAACTTTTAAGAAGATAGGAGAGTCTGATCCTGCATTCTTGATTAAAACAGCCTTTTTTCAAAAAGGTAAATATGGTAGACAAGTTCAATTTTTTGAGTCTGAATTAAATAAAGGTGAAGATTTGTACATTGAATTTTATGACAATGTAACTGATCCATCTGGAGCAATTTTAGATGTTAAACCATTCTATGAAAACAGACAATTGTTTAGATATAGGTATAATCCTTTCTACTCAGAAGAGTATGATAAGAAAAGTGGTACATCTTCTACAGGTGCTGACTATTCTTTATTCACAGTTCCTTTACAAGAATTGGTAGCTGTTAATTCTGATGGATCCACATTAAGTTTTGGTTTGTTTGAGAAAAGACTTACTGAACTTGAAGAGAAAAAGAAAGCTGGTGATTTTGATATAGACCTACCAAGACTTCAAAAGTCTTTAGTTGATAACAATGATTTTCCTGATTTTACAGAAGAATTGAAACCAAAAACTAATAATTCTGTGTCAGAGATTAAATCTATTCCTAGCATTCCAGATGTAAATATTGCTGAAATGACAATACAAGATTTTGCAGCAATCATGTGGAAAAAACCTGTAAGTAACAAGCAATGGTTAAATGATTTAATTAGTAAGTAATGAGTATAGTACTTCCAACTACAAAGGTAAAGGCTCAGAGAGCTAATCCTAAAAGATTGGTTATTTATTCAAAACCAAAAACAGGTAAAACTACTTGTTATGCTGGTCTTGAGAATAATTTAATCTTAGATTTAGAACATGGTGCAGATTTTATTGAAGCATTAAAAATTCCTATTACTAGTTTACAAGAGTTATTGGATACAGGTAAAGCTATTAGAGAAGCTAATAAGCCTTATACCTATATCACTATAGATACTGTAACTGCATTGGAAGAAATGATTCATCCACTTGCAATAAAAATTTACCGTCAAACACCGATGGGAAAGAATTATGATGGAGATAATATAACAACTTTACCAAATGGTGCAGGTTATTTGTATATTCGCCAAGCTTTTTTCCAAGTATTGGATTTTGTAGATACATTAGCTGACTATGTAATCTTATCTGGTCACATCAAAGACAAGCAAGTTGATGATAAAGGTGAGATGGTTATGTCTGCTAATATAGATTTGACAGGTAAAATAAAATCTTTAGTTTGTGCTAATGCTGACGCGATCGGCTACATGTACCGTAAGGGTCCTAAAACTATGTTGAGTTTTAAGACAAATGATGAAGTAACTTGTGGTGCTAGACCGGATCACTTGAGAAACAAAGAAATAGTAATTGCTGATTCTACTGATGGAACATTAAAAGTTTCTTGGGATGAAGTATATGTAAAATAAAAAAGTAAGTTTAATAATTAAAAAAGAAAAAAAAGATGGCTTTAAGTACAACTGATTTAGGAAAAGGCACAGGGGTGCCAAAAACAATTACACCAGGTAATCAAATTTTAAAAATTAACTCTATTCACTTAGAAGATTTTTCATTTATTGAAGGTGCATATCACTTAATATTGAATGTAGAAACTCCAGCTATTGATGATTTTGAAGGGTTTTTGATTGACAAAGATGATGAAAGTAAAGGTCATTATGCAGGTCAAATTGGTAGATTAAAAGCTAGTCAATATGCATTTGCTGATGGTGAAACAAAATCTGGTATTAAGATTCAAAGAGATAGATCAATTATGATTTTCTTAAAGAACTTAGCACACACATATGGTGTTGATGAGTGGTTTATTGCTCAAGATAATAAATATGATACTATTGAAGAGTTTGTTAAAAACTTTAGTGCAAATGCTCCAATTAAAGATACATATCTTAACTGGTGTGTAGCTGGTAAAGAATATATGGGTAAAACTGGTTATACTAACTATGATTTGTATTTACCAAAAGGTGAAGGTAACAAATACTCTTACGGTACTTCTGAAAGTGGTAAAGTTGTTGAGTATAATGAGACTAAACACCTTAAAAAGCTTGAAGTAACTGAGAAAAAAGAATTTGGTGAAGATGCTGATTTAGCTATACCAAGTAAGAATGCTGCTGACTTCAGCTTAGATTAAAAGTAATTAACTTTTGAGAAAGGGAGTCTCAGTGCTCCCTTTTTTATTCTAAAATAAATTGTTATGATTTCTACTAAAGCAATTATATATGATTTGAATCAGGTTCCTACAGAATGGGTATTTGAATTTTATCTTAATCTTCCAGAAAAACTTATTGGACAAGATGTTAAAATTAAATCAGTATTTTCTGCAGAGAAGACACCTTCCTTTTGTATATATTCAGATAAAATGGGTAAGTATAGGTTTAAGGATTTCTCTACTGGTAAATCTGGTGATACAATTGATTTTGTGTTACACTATTATAATCTAGAATCTAGAGGTATTGCTGTAAGAAAGATAATGGATGACTATTCAGAATACATTTCTAGGCATGATATTACTCCCAGAGAGTATGTGGCCGAAAGCAGATATGAAGTTTCTGATTATGAAATAAGACACTGGAATAATCTTGATCAGGATTTCTGGATGAGCTATAAAATAGGTTCTAAACTATTAAATGAGCATAATGTTCAACCACTGAAGTATTTTATACTTAGTAAAACAGATAATGATGGTGAGCTAAAAGAATTAAGATTTGAGAATAATTATACTTAT